TGTCTCAATATTTTGCATTATCTTTGATTCCTAAATTTAGTAATGGCATCAATATACTTCTGCCTATACTCATTATTACGCTGATCTTGTAAGATGTTACTACCAGTAGTAATCATAGGGGAGATATAACCATTAATCCCTGCATTAGCCCCAGACTGCAAAGCCCCAGAGATAGCTGCACCATTAGGGCCAAACTGTGCCCCACCTTGGTTAGCCATTTGCTGTTGGTATGACTGAGCAATCCTAGCCATCTCTGCCATAACTGCTGGAGATGATTGTAGTGAGTTACTGCGCCTACCCGCAGCAGCATCCTTAATAGACTGTGCCCGTTGTAGTTGCTCAATCTGAGCTTTAACAATAGGGGAGTCATATGGATTAGTTACAGCAGCTTGTGCTTGTTGTTGATAGAAAGGTCGCTGACTACCAAAAGGATCTAGTGCTGGGTTAGTTGCAATCTTATTCATTGCTTGTTGCTTCTGTTTGTTTTGGTTACCCTCAAACATAGCAGCAGCTAGTTTCATTGTATTAGGATTCATGAACATCCCTGCTAGGGATTGTTCAATACCTTGTTGTGCATTCGGAGGAGCAACCGCAGGGGTAAGGGGATTAATAACAGGACGAGGGGTATAACCATTATCAGTGTTAGTTTCATTTACACCCGGAGTGAAGTCAATATCATTCCCACCACCACTATTCTGTCCATTCCATCCACCATCATTCTCTTGATACCAATCTGTACCTGTGTCAGGTGCCGGACTGTTATCACCTGTGTAACTACCATCATTATCTTGATATTGATCAGCATCGTAATCAATCTCATCACCATCCCACCAAGCCATAGTATTTCCTTTCTTGTTTATATATCTAGTGTATCACAGATATATAGTAAAATCAATGTTTATAAAGAGCCTGACCAAAGCATTCGATAGGCTGGTATAGTGACAGTTCCGGGAGTTGTGCCGGGAACATCAACACTATTCAATGTTACAGTACTAGTAGAAGTCCATATATAGTTTCTAAGTTTAGTTCCTTTTGGGAAGTAATTAGTAGCAGAGAAATGCACTTGCTCTTGTGTAGTCTTTGTCAAATCCTGTGACCTTGCTGAGTACCGCTTAACTACATAGCCACTACCTGTATCAAACTCCCCATATAGATAAATGGTCTTGTTGTTATCACTAGCCAAAGCATTCATATACAAGATCATATTATACGTACCACCATTCACAAAGGTAATCTCACCTGTAGCAGTATTATATGTAATACCATTGGTACTAGCAGTAGTTACTGTTGGTTTAAATATGGTTGGGGTAGTAGGAAGGACAATACCAGAACCAGTAGAGACAATCTCTAAATGATTGCTAATAGAGGCATGTTGATCTGCTGTGATGTGATATCTCTCTGTTGCATTACCACCTTGGATACCATTCAAACTATTATGCTGACCAATCCCGATACTAGCTACTTGTGCTGCTGTTAGGTGATAACGCTCACCTGCTGTGCCCCCTTGAATCCCCTGCAAGTTCCCATGATCACGATTAATAATATCTGTGATATTAGAACCTGCAAAGTTAATAATGTACCAAGGAACAGAGCCAGTAGTGGAGACATAATTACGTAATTGTCTATACCACTCTAGCCAAGTAAAACTCCCCGGTGCATCATTAACTGGAGGCGGGGGTAAGATATTAGCCACTAACTATCCCCCTCATAAAAAGATACCTCAATAGATTCTAATCTTAGTGGATGAGGTAACGAGTGTTTCATATTAAATGCCCTTCGTCGGAATGTACCCAATCTAGCAAAGTTAGGGAAACTATCTGTCAAGGCAATCACCTTCACATTAGACCAAGATTGATAATCGTTGTCAGTCCAACGTAACTCTACATGATTATCAGATAAATAAGAATCTCCTACAATACGGATGTTGGTCATAAACTTTCGTTTGTATGTATCCATATCATATTTATTGGTAACAATGTCAACCAAAATAGGAGTCGTGTTATCTAGGTAAGCTCCCGGATCTACTCGATAGATAGTACCATCAGTATCACTAAGGACATACGCAGCACCAGTTCCAGCATCAGTCATAAAGCTACAGTTAAACTTGGTATGGTTACCATCTACATTAGTAGACCACTCATGCCAGAGTTTCTCTTCTGTATCATAGACCAATGTACGATTCTGTGATGGGAGGTTCATTAGATAGAACAAGTGTCCCATCGTTCTAAAGCCAAACCCATAACACGACATAGGACTAGTCTCTGCATCAATGATACGATCAATATACTCGTCACTAATCTTCTTAGGTTGGAAGCCATCAATCTGCCATACTGCTCTACCACCAGACTGTGATTGACCAACAAAGATACAAGTCTTTTCATTCTGATATAATGCGAAAGGAAAAGCACATCCTGTCTGTAACGTAGTAGATTCATTCCGGTTTAATGGAGAGCCACTAGTGTTAGCTGCATCATAGAAGAACTCTGTAGAGGTCTCACCGAAGACAATAACTTGGTTGTTCTGACGACCTAATGTAACAATAGGATCGGGAAACATTTCTGCTGTGAGGTACTCACCTGTATTCCAAGAGGTAGGTGTATCTAACACACAGTTATATACATCACTCCCCTTAGCCAAGATTACATAACCATCTATGAATGTTGGAGCAGGGATATGTGGAGTAGGGAAGTCAGCATCTACTATCTCAGTTACTACTCCAGTAGAGTTGATAATCCATCCTTTAGTACCATCACATACAAAGAGATAATCTCCGATAGATGCAGAGTTACATACAATCATACCGACATTAGCAGTAGGACTAGTTAATGTGATAACAGAGGTGGGGGTTGCCCCATCCTCATATACCTGCCCGTTAATAGCAGCATAAAACTTATCACGAAAGGTAACCAACCCCCTACCAGCCCCACTAGCAATTGCCTTATGCAGTGTGAGGCCGGGGCGCTTATACAAGAAGATTTTAGTGCTTTCAATGGCCTCTACCTTCCGTGTTTCAGGGAAGGCATTAACAAATCGCTGATCTTTATTAGGAGATTGTGAGCGATTAGTCATAGAGCCAATGATAGGCAACCGAACCTCTTGTATTTGATACTTGTTCTTACGTTGTTGTGCCATTACCACCCTCCCTCACTGCCACCTCCATCAGAGTCACCATCGGCCCCATTATCGCCACCATTGTTGCCACTACCTTCGGTGCCTCCAATACCACCGCCCTCTGTACCTTCTGTATCTCCATCAGGATCACCAGTATCTGGCGCACCTAAGTCAGCACCCCAATTACCAAAGTTACCTGAGATACTACCAGTGATACCTGTACCATAATCACCCATAGTGGGATCATATGTATTAGGGCCAAATAAACCACCTAGATTTTCAATACCTGTACCAAGGTCAGAGGGATCAAAACCTAGTGGAGTATCATTAGAACGCAAACCACTATCCACGCCGAGGCCTAGAGCATTCTTACCAAAGAAGCCACCTAATGTCCCATTAAATCCCGGAGCCGCTTGATTCTTACCAGTGATGTTCCCTATACCATTCTCTACATCTAATCCGAATAGTTGAGCAAGGCCATATATAGCTCCTAGTCCCGGAACTGCCCCAAATAAGGCCCCCTTAACACCAGCAATACCTAGATTACCTAGCATATCCGCCGGAGAGACATCGTTAAATGTATCTTTAGCTAATTGTCCAATCATACCACTCACAGGGCCGAGGTTAGCCAAAGCACCAATAGTAGTACCAATATTCCCTACCATAGAACCATAATTACCTTGTAGGCCATTAATAGCAGCACCGACTGCGCCAGATGCTTTACCTGCCCCTAACTGAGCAGCACCAAATGTGCCTAGTCCTGCCAATGCTCCACTTAGGTTACCATTAACAGATGAATCTCTTGGGCCAGAACTAGAGCCATCTCCACCACTATTACCATACTCCTGTTGGAGATAGTTAGCATTGTTAAGTAAAGAACTATATGTGGTAGCTAGTGTAGGATTCTTTTCCTTATTGGCATATACATCTTGTGGGGTATATACCGGCTTCTGCTCTTGTTTCTGTGACCAAGGATTAGCCATGTTACGGCGAATCTCTTCATTCCTTAGACGGCTATTACTAATCTTTTCTTGTGCTACCTGATTACTAATATCCTCTAGTTGAGTAGGCATTACCATTACCAACCTCGTCTTTCTACTGTGAAGTATAGACTACCTTCCTCAGTTCCGAAAGATAGGGCAGTATTCTTAATCTCTGCGGCCTCTTTATTCAACAGTTGTCGTTGATCTAAAGGGACACCATATTCCGGTGCCAATCTACTAGCCAATCCATACACCACAGCATCATACCATTCTTGTGGAAAGTCTGGTACATCCGTAGCAAGATTCATATCCTCGTAAGGACGTTGATATGTAATATAGATTGTACTAGAGGCCACATCGTTAGCTTGTGGAGTGGGAAACACATTTAAGACTCCACTATCCTTTAGAGGCTCATAGTAAATCTGAATTGGCTTACCAGATGTACTCTTATTCCCTAAGATGGAATACTCTTGTTTAGTGAGGATTCGCATTGGGATATCAACCTTGGAGATAGGATCACGATTCCATGCTTGGATTACCTTGAGGGGTTTATCCGTTACCACATGGTTAGTAATACCAATACCAATATTGTAGCTAGTCTGTCCAGCAACCAGAGGGATAGGTGTAGTACGCAATGCCCATAGAGGCATCCCATCGGCCTCCCACGCCTTCACAAGAAGGTTTAGGGCCATAGCTGCCTCTGATATCTGATCGGTCGTTGCAACCTCTCCCTGTGCGACTACCCCAATCTTACGTAGGGCAGTCGTTATAAGTTGATCACGAGAGATACTAAAAGTAGTTGTCATACTTTAGTTCCTTTAAAGAAGGCAATCACAGCCACAATAGAACCGGAGATACCGATGAGCCACTTGAAGAAGAGAAGCACCCCTCTAGTCTGTTCCCATAAATCTAGGAGACTTCTTATAGAGGTGTTCAATTCTTCTACCTTATCATATAACCCTGCAATCTTCATAGTGATTTCTGTCTCTTTAATAAGACCATCCTCTATGTGATTATTCAGTGAGGCACTTAGATCCATCACATCTTTTTCTATCTTTTCCAATAGATCCATTACATACCTCTTATAAAGTTTGGGCTAATTCAAATACAATTTGAATATCCTCTTCTGTTTTATTCATGGCCGTAGCCAAAGCAATTACCAGTTCATCATCTGCACTAAACTCATCTGCATACATCCAAGCATCTTTAATATCTTGATTAGTGGAAGCAGCTACCGCAGTTTCTACATCCTCTCGCAACCCTAACTTATTTAAAGCAAGTCTAAATTTATATTTAGTTGCTGTGATAATA